CTATAAATATGTTTGAACTATACCCATGCTAAGTCATTTAATCAACTATACGGTTTGGTTCAATTGAACCTAAGCAGCGATATTCGTCCAAGACGGGGTTTGTGACGGGGTTATACTAGAAAACCCCGAAGATTGCGAAGGCGTTATATTAGAGAAATTAGACGTTTGATTGGGTTGTATTCTTGACCAAACAAAAGCATTTCCTACCTCCGCTGTACCAGACACACCTGTGACAGAAACAGAGTTGTCTACTTTGGTAGATGCAGAACCAACTGCGCCTGTACCAGACACACCTGTGACAGAAACAGAGTTATCAATCTTAACGGTAGAGGAACCCACCGAGCCTGTAGCCGATACGCCCGTAACGGAAAGGTTTGCGTCACCTGTAATGGAAGTGGTTCCAACGCTGCTCGTACCCGCAACGCCCGTAACAGAGAGGTTTGCGTCACCTGTAATGGAAACACTTCCTACCGATCCAGTTCCTGCAACGCCTGTAACAGAAAGACTAGAATTACTTGTAATGGAAACACTTCCCACAGAGCCTGTGGCAGCAACACCTGTGACAGAAATTGTTTGACCAACACCTGTAGACACTGAACCAACTGATCCAGTTGCTGCAACACCTGTAACAGAAAGACTAGAATTACTTACAACCGAAGAAGAGCCTACTAATCCTGATGCCGCAATACCTGTTACGCCTATATCTAGATCAGTAGAAGTTGCCACTCCACCTACGGCACCTGTAGCCGAAACCCCAGTGACCGACACATCTGCCGCGCTTGTGGTAGAAACAGAACCAACAGAACCCGTACCTGCAACGCCCGTTGTAGTGACGTTAGCAGAGCTCGTAACAGATACCGAGCCAACCGCCCCCGTAGCTGAAATGCCCGTGACAGAAACTTCCGCAGAAATACTAGCGGAACTAGCAAGAGGGGCTACAGCAAGAGGGGAAAAACCAAGCATCAGCTAGGCTCTGTGGGCCAATCTCCCTTGTTTATGTTAGGCCAGTTATCGTGTGTGGTTATATCACGCAACGCGGTACGATACGCACCCCATGCAGTTGGTACAGAACTATTGGCTTCAATCGCCTTAGTCACCACCCAATCGCAATTAGCCAACCGATAGTCCCTCGACGCTCTGTTGAGTGTCGCTGTCGCTGCGTTAGCCGCTGTCACCACTTCCGCACGTTCATCGCTTGTCATGTCCGTGACACGATGAGTGTAAACCTTACCATTGCTTAGATAAGGTGCGACACTCTCGTTTTTCTGTGTGGCTGCATTATATTCTAAAAACTCAACCACCTCGGCACAGCTATTTGCCGACAGCCAATCTGCATCAGGCCCAGACTTTGGGAAAGACGTATTTGAAAACGTTTTTAATTCTACGATTTCTACAACTTTCGTGCCGTTTATTTTTGCTATTTTCATAATTTCACCTTACATTAAACTTCTGAAAAAGTCATGTTAGTTGCAGACCAAGTGTTGTTTCCCGAAGCGTCCGTGGCACTGCCTGTTAAACCATCCCAAAGAGCAAGTGTTCCTGAAATGTTAGTTAAACCTCCGTTTATATCAGGGGGAGTAAAGTTGCCTGTATAAACTTGATTAGAGTTAAGCCTAAACCCCCTATACTCACAACCAAAACCGCCGTAGCTAGTGTCTTCCCCCCATATAGTGTTTTGATTGGGGGGGGCCGCAGTAATAAGAGAACCAGACGTTCCTAAGCTAGTCCCATTTTTAAAAAGCTGCACTGTACCATTACCTTTTGCAACATATGCAAGGTGAGCAAAACTTCCAGTGCTTCCGAAAGAAGTGCTACTTACATACCACCCACCCGAAAAGAATGCTACGTTGCCGCTATTAGCGCCTATAATTAGCCGCCCAGCACCCCCAGGATGTTGGTCTATTACCCAACATTCACCAGAAGGCGTTATTAACGGTCTGCACCACACTTCTAGGGTATAAGTCAAATAACTCCCTGAAAAAAGATTAGCACCTAAATTTATAAAGCAACCACGCCCAGTGTTAGCGTCCTGTGTAACTTTATAGTATACAGAGCCGCCACTACCAGCCGCGCCGTAAAAAGCACTATCAAATGATCTAGGCAATGGCTGTTCCTCCCAAGAAGCCATAGTATGTCGTGCCGCCATCTCTGGTAAAGAAGGCGTATGCCTGTAGCTCATTAGCACCCGCAGCATCAGGGGCAGAGCCGCCAGCCCAATCAACCGTGTTGGGCCATGTTATTGCAACGGCTGAACTGTGCTGCGTTAGAAACAGAGTAAAGCTAAATGCAGTTCCAGAACCGGGAGGATTGCTAAATGCAAATGTAGTAGCTTGATCCATCGTCAAAGAAAAAGACGTGCCAGTTCCTAGGGCAAGTGTAACTGTAGATGCGGCACTCGCAGCCACATACGTTTCTTGATAAGTGGTAGGCTTTACTGCGCCTGTAATGGCTACGCTTGCGCTTTTTACTTCAAGTTTTAAATTCCCATTGTAATACAGTTTAGTCCCAGCGCCCGTAATAAACTCAGCCATATTGTTTGAGTTCGCATTATCATAGCAAAGAACTGCATACCCGTTTGAACTTAAAGTTAAGCCACCAGTTCCAACATCTTTTATAACTGAAACGCTACCGTTATGAGAAATTTCAAGGTCAGACCCATCGCCAAACACAGCCTTAGCGCCATCAGGAAACTTAATATCATCAGTGCCTGTAGGTATACTAAACACTGTGGCATCTGCATCGTTTTTAAATGTAATATCTGAGGTAGAACCCTGACCAGTAAGGATAAGACCTTCAGCAGCCGTGTAACCAATAGCAGCATTATCACCTGCTGCTGTGTCACCAGCGGGTTCTACTGTGCCTGATGCAATCACGTTGCCTGTTACGTCAATGCCTGTGGCTGTTGTGGCGATTTTGGCTGAGTTGTCGTAATATAAAGAAACTCCACCGTCTTTAAAAGCTCTCATCATGTAATCAGAGCCAGCAAATAAATCTATTTCCGCACCGTTAGTTTTTATTTGTAAATTACCCGTCCCAGCATCCTCTATAAACGAAGTTCCACCATCGTGATAAATTTGTAAATCTGAACCTGCTCCCATCAATATTTTAGCATTATCAGGAAACAGAATATCATCAGTGCCTGTCGGTATACTAAACACCACAGCATCAGCATCGTTTTTAAATGTAATATCTGAAGTAGAACCCTGACCTGTAAGGATTAAGCCTTCCGCAGCCGTGTAACCAATAGCAGCATTATCACCAGCCGCCGTGTCTCCCGCGGGTTCTATAGCACCTGATGCAACTACATCGCCTGTTACTGATACGCCTGTGGCTGCTGTCGCTAGTTTGATTGCATTATTGTGAAAAAGTTTAGCAGCCCCATCTACGGTAAACGTAGCCATATTTTCACTACCGTCACTATTTTGGATAACTACATTTGCGCCCTGTAGTCTTAAATCACCCGTACCTGAGTCACGAATCTGAGAATTAGACCCATCGTGAAATATTTTTAAGTCAGACCCAGCACCAAACATTGCTTTAGCATCATCAGGAAAAAGAATATCGTCAGTACCTGTAGGTACAGTAAATACCACAGCATCTGCGTCATTCTTCAGTGTAATATCAGAAGTGGAACCCTGACCTGTAAGGATTAAGCCTTCCGCGGCAGTGTAACCAATAGCAGCATTATCACCCGCAGCCGTATCACTAGTTGCCTCTACCGTGCCACCCGTAATAACACCTGTAGTAGTTAAAGAAGTAGCCCCATCATTAACAAATATATCCGCCGCAGACGCAGTGATAAACACCTCGGCACTGCCGCTAAGACTAATAGCACTGTCAGAATTAGAGCTTTCTGTAACAGAACGGGTAAGCGTTGTGCCGCTAGAGGTGTAAACACCACTTCCTATCTCAAAACCTGTGCCGTCTTCTATCGCGTACCTGACCGTCTGACCATTAGTGATTCCAGCATCCGCAAAGGTTTGGAAGCCAGAAACCGCGCTGCCCAATGTAATCGTTCCAGTACCCGTGGTACTGGTGGACATTTTTGCACGGTTTCCTAGCGATATGGTCATGTTAGGCTATCCTAATAATCGCGTTGCTAGCGTCAGGCGTAGGGAAAACAATCGTAAAGTCACCAGAACTAGCCGATTTATCGCTGCCAAAATCCAAAACACAGACAGCAGCATCCGCAGGGCTAGTCTGCGCTTCATTGTAAATTAACGCACCCCTTACAGCAGATATTGTCACGTTAGAAAATACCTCGTCCTGAAAGTCTGTTATAGCTGTAGTACCTGACGGTATGCTTGGCGTTACACTGGTTAAAAACTGACCTTTAGCCGTGTAGTTAGTGCCACTAATTTCGTTATTAGAGGCATACGCTGTAACACTTCCATTCATAGTGCTACCAGAG